TTTGTAAATGTGTTAATTGATAATGACTTTGATCCCAAAGACTTGAAAAGAGCATTTAAAAAAGATGGCAACATTATCAACGCCTTAGGCTTACATGATGATGTAAGTGATGTAGACGAAGACGAAGATGAAGAAGATGATGGTTACGAAGACTATGACTATGATGATGAAAATGACGATGATTATTGATGACTTGGTATAATCGCGTAACTAATGACCTTTCTAAACTACCTGACTTTATAGATCATTATGAAGCAGAACTAGTAGAGGCTAGAAAAGTAGTAAGGGTGTCAGGCAATGTTGAAAGAAGCATTGCCGCACTACCTGGCATCACTGAGCAATACTTTTCACAACTTCAAGAAATAGAAGCTGTGCTTAACTATCTTAATATCCAATTAAGAAAGATAAGAAGAAAGCATTTTCAAAAGTATTTAGAAGCATACAATCGTGCATTAACTTCACGCGATGCTGAAAAGTATACCGATGGAGAAGATGAAGTAACTGACTATGAATCTTTGATAAATTCAGTGGCTCTTTTGCGAAATCGGTATCTTAGCATCATGAAAGGTTTGGACTCTAAACAATGGCAATTAAGTAACTTAGTAAAGCTTAGAGTAGCTGGTATGGAAGATTTTAGTATTGGATAATACTAAACTCACCTAGTTTATTCTCTATTAACGCAGTACAACTTTCACACCAATCACCGTCATTCATATACTTTACGCCATTTATCTCTCTGATAGTGGCGTGATGTATATGTCCACAAATAATACCGTCATATCCTTGTTTCACACAATATCTAATCATTTCTATTTCAAAATCACCTATATAACTAGCAGCTACTTTGGCTTTTCTTTTTAAGTATTTGGCTAAACTCCATGGCTGCATGTTAAACATTTTTCTAATACCATTTACAAACCGGTTCAAATAAATTAACCCGTCATACGCAACATCACCCATACGCATTACCCAACGACCAGACCGAGTTCTCATTAAATGATCAAACATATCACCATGCGTTACCAAGTACTTTTTACCGTCTACACCAATATGATCGTATCTGTTATATACTGGGACATTACCAATGCTAACGTTAGGTATAGAACGTAAAAATTCATCGTGATTGCCTGTGATGTAAATCACTTCAATGTCCTTAGATATTTTTATTAGTTTCTTTACGATTTTGTTATGCTTATGAGGCCAGTACCATTTTTTCTGTAATCTCCATCCGTCTACAATATCACCAACTAAGTATAGTTTTTCAGTTTTGATATTATCTAAAAATGAAAGTAATTTATCTGAGTTACAATGTTTGGAACCTAAATGTAAATCAGATATAAAAACTGATCTATAACCAGTATTTGTTTCCATCCATTTTCTCCCAGTATTTTTTGTTGTTACGGTTAATAAAGTTTTTTATCAGATACCAAGTCATACCAAAGTATCCCATTTTTTTAAATCTTCTACTGTCTTGACCGAAATAATGATCCATTATTTTAAACTTACTAACCTCGTACTTCTTAGACAAATGAAAGTCTTCGGATGTAGGATACTTTTCAGGAAATCCACCTAGCTCACGAAACTTATCGGTTCTAGTTAACATGTAAGCTCCTACCGCAAAAGGTATGAACTTAGATAATACTTTATTGACTAAATTAAATACAGTAAAGCTAAACTTAGCAATCCAGTCGTTATCATAACATTTTATGTTTAACCCTACTAAATCTAAGTTGTTTCTTTCCAATTCTTCTACTGTGTCTATAATAACATTATCATTAAAAAATATAACATCACTGTCTATGAATAATAGATATGGTGTTGTTACCAATCGTGCGCCTGAGTTTTTAGCGACCGATACAGGACCACCTTGAATAATTTCTACATTTAAATTTCTCTTGCTCTGCTCTATAATATTGCGGGTATTATCAGTAGAACAATCAGCTATTATTATTCTAACATCTTCAATAGAATGCTGCTTGTTTAAAGATTTTAGTAAGTTGGCTATGTACTCTTGTTCGTTTTTACAAGGTATAACTATAGTAAGTTTATTTTTCAACATTGTTATAATACCTAAAAGAATAACACATTGAGCCTCGATATTCTTTTTTAACAATTTCACATTGTTCTTTAGTTTCCATGATGTTGATAATAACTACAGGATCACCTAAAGAAAAGAATATCAAGGCCCAAAATAACATTATATTTCGTATCCTAATGTAATACCAAACGTTCTTGGAGCATTAAAGTTACCATAAGTACCTAACACATTGTCATTTGATGGATCGCTTCTAAAAACAAAATGACCATCTAACATATTTCTTACCCACAACTGTACGCTTAAACTTTCAGCATATCTAAAGCTATTCATAGAAACACTACCGTTTACAATAAATGATCCGTCATTTGGTAAATCAAATTCAGAAAATGAATACGCTGGATCAGATTTGTTTGCGTCTAGGTGTGTTTCTACGGTAAACTCGTCAAGTGCTAATGTATGATTTAAACCTAAATTCCAAACATTTTCAGGTGTGTATACAATAAACACTGGTTGAGGTGTATTCTTAAACGGATTGATCGTAGCAGGTACTGCTGTAGTTGTGTAGGTATACGCTGCTGTTACTTCTAAATTTTCAGTTACTAAAAATGTTCCATCAAGTTCAATCCCTTGAATTTCAGTAATTCCTGGAGCATTCATTGTTTCTAATGTGTGTCTAGAAGACTTAGAAACAGGATCAAATACTACTTGACTAAAGTCAACTTGACTACCAGTTCTTTCCATTGTGTAAGCAGCAAAGTTAATTCTAGCACGATCTAATTGCGCTTTTACACCTAACTCATATGAAATATTATCTTCAGGTCCAAATGAGCGATAAGTTGCTGAACGTGAACTAGCACCACCAGAACGATAACCAGTAGCATATTTCACATAAGCATTGATACCATCAGTAACATCAAACGCAACGATTGCTAAAGGATTAAATCTTTCAGAAATTTCTATGAAAGAGTATGGTGATGGGTTATTTCTTAAAAGATACAACTCGCCTGATTTATCATCTTTAGTATATCTTCCGCCTAATGTTATGTGTAGTCTTTCAAAATTAATAGGAGTATAAGTAGCCTGTGAAAACACTGCGCTACTAACAGCAGTGGCTCTACTACCTCTATCTATAAATCTTTTACCTGGTTGAGTAGGCGTAAGATCATTTATGGTATATCCAGTTAGAGTAGAGTTCCAAGTATTAGTTGAAGGAGTAGCTGCTTCTTCATATGCGTCTTCAGTAAAGTAGTATAAGCCAGCTACATAGTCAATACTATCAGTGCTGCCAACTAATTGAAATTCTTGACTAAACTGAGTTTGATGAAGTTCAGAAATGCTGTATCTGCTAAAAACACTGTTTGCTTTAGCTACTGGAATTCTGTGAGCACCGCCAGCATTATCCCACTGAGTAGAATCTACCCAACGCTTAGCTGTGATTGATCTAAACTCTAAGTTGTTTGTTACATCCCAAGCAATATTAAAACTTTGTCCACCTACATCAGCTACGCTAGGTTGTTGCGGCACTCCTATATCACCTTTTTTCATGATACTAGAACCATTTACAACTACCATAGGAGGAAGAGGAGTTACATTTGGCAAATTCATGGGATTGTAATTAAGCAATTGACTATAAAAGGGACTGTTCGCATCCATGCTTACGTCATATGAATAATCAATAGTAACGCTATCAGTTTCTAGTCTGTTGGCCATTTTAAATCCTTTTCTTTCAAAAAAGTTCCAACCAGTTTCCCCTGCTAATGGATTTTTAGTAGTAGCATCTTGATACTGAGTGATCCCATCTATCTTGGTCATTACATTAAAGAATGTAGGTAAGTTAATATGAAAGTCTATATTATTACTATTATAGTTACCTGCTCCCGCATTCATTCTAAAGTCAAATTCGCCAGTGGGTTTTTTTGTTACCATACTTAACGCACCACCTTCTGTGTTTCTACCAAAGAGTGTACCTTGTGGTCCTTTTAGTACTTCAATTCTTTCTAAGTCTAATAGTGCTGCGTTCAATCCATGTTGTCTACCTAAGTATACTCCATCTATGTAAACACCTACTCCTTGTTCACGCGCTGGTTGATTGGCATCAAGAGGAACAATGCCTCTAATACCAATAGTAACAGCAGATTGTCTAGATTCAAATGGAGCTATGTTTAATCCAGGAACAGACCCATCAGCCAAGTCCATTAAGCTTTGTACGTGTCTTTCTTGTAAATTCTTTGAGCTTACTACTGACATTGATATGGGTGTATCAATTAAGTTTGTTTCTCTTTTAGTAGCTGTAACTACTATTTCTTCTAGCGAGGGTTGTGCCTGGGTTGATAAAGAAATGGCACTTATAAAAAGTGCCATTAAAAGTTTATTGAGTTTATTCATTTATATTATCCTTTGACTGTTGATAGTTGTCGCAGATATTTATAAAATAAATGTGAAGAAAATATTACAAAGTTGTCACAATTCATTCAACCGTATTTAAAGGATTAGCTAAAATTTCCTGCATTTTCTTTTCTAAATCTTCGCGTACCGTTCTTAAAGTAGTATCTAACTCTTTAACTCTATCATTAAGTTCTTTTTCCATTTCATACACATCGTTTCTTAGTTCGCGCTGAGTAGTAGCTGTGTTGGCGTCAATAGCTCTAACTAAGTCTTCTTGATCACGCATACTTTGTCTGATATCATTTATTTGTGTGCGTTGTTCAGTCAACAATTGATTAGTAGTCGTAAATTGCTGTTCTATTGTTGCTTTGAACTCGTTCATTTGTGTTTGCTGTACTGCTAACTGTTGTTCTATGCCTGACATATCAGGAGCAATATAACTTGTGATAGCTTCCTCAGCATCTAATAAACGCTGGTACACTTCAAATCCTCCCCAAAGTGCTCCGCCTAATGCACTTAAAATAGGTATCAACAATAGCAGTTTACTACCGCTTAAACTCATTCCGGCAAATTCTACTTGCGCTGTTTTGTTTTCTTCATCACTCATGATATTATTACCTCAAAATTTAAATTATTCTTATTATCATACCTAATAGGATAAAAAGAGTCGTTAAAAGAAATCCTATAAAAAACGCATCAATCCAAAACTTTTTACTTATAGCATTTGCTCTTGCTTTTTCTATTCTAGCTTCTCTGATATGTCTTCTTTCTCTCATCATATCTTCATAAAACTGAGCTTGACCAGAATAGATAAGAAATTCGCGCAACTCTTTTTCTATTTTTGCTGCTTTATGTTTGGCTGAAGTAATTTCTAAGGCTTGAGCTTCTACGCTTTTGCCTGCAAATATTTTTTTAAAGATAGGGGCGTTTTCATTGTTTAATGATGCTTCAGATATTGCTTCCTTGGCATCAAAAAATTTGCCAAAATAACCCGCAACATCTTCTATTTCTCTTCCTGCTTCAACTGCTTTCTTTATACCATTGAACGCAGAAACAGCCATATTGAGTGCTATGCCTATTTCCAACATAACTTTACCCCTATTTTATTTTAGCTTCTTGACATATAAGCACTAGAACCAAAGAATGTTGCTACTACACCTGCTTGTGCGATATAAAACATGCTTAACAAGTTATCTAACGC